CGAAAAACGACATATTTACATACTAGATCGTATGTAAATAGTCCTTACGGCGTTTACGACCGTGTGAATATTTTAGACAAAACTTAACCAGTGCCACAACATCCTATCTGCCCTTTCAAGGCTTCAAGGAATATGAAGATAATTAAGTGACTCTAAAATAAGTGCACAAAGGGCAGACATACATGCAGGAAAAATTCCTCAGAGAGAACATTCTGATTGAAACCTGATTTGTCTGTTTGTTGATTCAAGTAATTTGAACCAACAAAGGGGGAAATCCAACAAAATAACCCAGCTGAGCATCTTCAGCTGCAGATCTATAAATAGCTTTATTGGTAACAGTAGAACTACTTTCTTGCCATTGCAAGGCTAGAAAAGGAACTAGATTATAGGGATAATTGGTACTAATTTTAACATTAGGATCATAATCCATAGGAATTAATCTAGAAGGGTTATTTGTGAATTGGGGCAATTGAACTTCAATTCCATTAGTAGATTGAACAAAAATTGCAGGATTGGCTGTAGGTAATGTGCCTGTAGCACCAGACACACCTGGCTTTACCCATAAGCTGCTTACTGCAGCAGAACCGGTGGCAAAACCAGTAGCCAAAGTGGTTCCAGCATATTGAATAGGGCCGCTGGCACCCGCTTCCATTAAATCAAAAACTTGGCGTGAATAATCAACTTGACTAAACACGCTGTTTGCAGCATTAATGGAGTATCGCATCCCTCCTCGAGCTAGAGCATAGCCAGATGCTATGAAGGAATACATATCACCGCCCATTGCAGCATTGGTAATACCAGTGCTGCTTCGAACATATCCGGCGGCGAATGGATATACTCTAAAGCCTACACATGTATCCATAGTAGCTACATTAAAATAGCATCTAGAATAACGTGAAATAAGCTGTTTAACACTTCTGAACCGTTCACCAACACTGTATTCCTCAATAGAGGGAACAGTGCTAGTATCATTTCCAATAACACCAACAGACTTAGTGTTAGGTTTGTCTCCACTCTGGGGGACATAGGGCATGAGAGAAGGTCCGTTACTGACTGCTACTTCATAATCTTCAGCCGCAGCATAAAAGACTAGGACATTGATAGAAGCACCAACTGTAGCAGGAGCTTGGAGTGTATTTAGGCAGCGCACCTGAAAAGTGCCCATGTCTAAATCAGCTTGTTGCCAGGCTTGAGGCAACATAAAGGGAAGAGTCATTTCAACCTCTGTAACCTCCCTCAAATCAATGATGGTTCTCATTGAGTATACAGATGTTGCAGTAGTTGGATCTGTACCAAGATTAGGTGAGGGAGACCAAGTAACAAGTACTCGACCAGAGTGATAATCAGTTTTAACAAACTTGAGAATAACTTTAACACCACCCCTATAACGACTAAAAGCATTAGTGAGGTAGCAAAATGGAGGGAAAGTCCTATAGACTGCAAGATTGGGTGAGGCCATGCCATTTGTGTATTGGTTGTACAAAAGCAACGGTCCAATAGCTTTCTTATATAGACTATCACCAACATTATTACTAGTGGTGAAAGAAAATGACTCCAACATAGCGGGAATACTCTTGATGTAATTCCAAGCCATTTCATCCACATCCGTACCAGCAAACCCTGGAAGAATACTAACCATAGGATCAGCAGTAATAGAGAGAGGCTCGGCTTGTGAAGTGCCTTCACAATTACCGAAGTTGTGAAATGGTCGAAGAACAACAAAATTCGGAGCTGCAGTGTGTAATGGTTTGGACCAACCAAAAGCGCTAGCCAAATTGCTAGACGCTCTAAGAACCCATGCAGCAGGAGTGGCAATGGATGATAAAAGCGGAACACCAGCAACTGTTTCAGCAGCACGAGCTGCAAGCGAGAGAGCTGTTGATATAGGCTTCCCATCAGCCAAAGCACTTTCCTCTCTTTCGGTGGATAAAACTTGTTTCTTACGAGTGGTTTTCTTACGATCACCAGACTGAGGAACAAGAGGAGCAGCAAATTCAGCATCTTTAATACTGATAAATACTTGAACCTCAACACCTGTAGAACCCGAAGTACCAGTCAAGAGAGGACTCATTACTCTAACATAAATTTTTCCCCAATCCAAAATGGTTCCAGATCCAGTTTTCATCCACGGATCAGGACCAACCCATGGTATTTCTAATTCAGCACTAGTATCACGACAATCTAACTCAACGTTAGGTTGTTGGGTAATAGTAGTCAAATCAACTGAATGACTAGATTCATAAGTGCCTGGACTAGCTTGGACAAAGGGTAAACAATGAACAATGAGGCGCCCAGCTTGAAAAGGCTGAGCATTAATAACAACTTTAACGCAAAAAGTACCTCTATAAAGGCCAAAACCAAGTAACTTGTTTTGCCAAATAGCGATAGAATTAGCAGCCAAAGTGTTAAAACTAATAATGGCCGTATTGGTTGTATCGGACGCAGTCCAATTATAAGATGCTTGTAGATAAGGCTTAGCAAGAAAAGATCTAAGACTAGGCTCATCAACAGAAGAAACTGAAAGGCCAGTAACGCCAGACATAGCATGCGGATAAGTGGTTTTGACAACAGTTGCGTCGTCAACAAAAGTGGTGGTGATTTCTCGTGTAATCTCATCGGCCGGTTCACCACCATGGTTACCGATCCGTTCAATTTTATTTTCAGAAGTTAATTGGTCAGGAGCTCAAGATTCTTACACTACAGATTGAGCCAAACTAGTAGTGAGTGGTAGTGATGGGATATTGTGGGACTGCCACTTTGCACCCCTGTGTTAAATAACACACAAATATATGGCTATAGCTTGCACTACCAACTATTCTATAACCACTTGTTGTCTTACAACATTGCTGCCATTGTCCGTATTTTAGCTCTGCAAGCTCTAAATGTAACAAAAGGCGGCGGTTTCCCGTAATGCTTGACTGAGGCATCAATCATTCTCTTGGAATATTTATCAAAATAGTCTGGAGAATGAAGAGATAGTTCAAAAAGTGCTTGAGACAATACCTCAAATTCATTACCAGGAGGGGCATTTTTCTTAGTCCAATAAGGCATTTCCAAAATGGTCTTAATACTAAGAGGAGCGAGAACAGTCCTATCAGCTATATAAAAACCCCGCTTCAGGAAAGTACAATTTTGTAAACTCTTGTAATCTTCAGATAATACACTCTTATCAGCAGCAGTGTATTTGAAGCCTAAATCCTTGAGAATCTCAGCCACGCGACCAGGCGTAACCAATTTTCTTAAAGTTCCTGTAAGAGTCCATATATTGTCGTCACCCAAAGCGATGAATCTGGCATCAGTCTCCAACAATGTAACACAATGAACAAAATCAAGTTCATCAGCTATACGGTGGTCCTTGCCAATAGCTGCCCCAACAATAGCATAACGTAACAAAACGTTATTAGCTATAGTATTAAACATTGTAGTGAAGAAACTTCCAGAAGGCATGGAACCATGAGCACTCCAAATAACACCATCACACAGGTATTGAGGATTTAATATTTCTTGAGATAAAACAGCCCTAACATTCGTATCCTCCTCCGGACAGCCACGATAATAACTCTCAGCAACTTTAAAACTAATGGAATGCAAATTCTCACGTTCAGTTTTATCATATGCTTCATAATCACCATCAATAGCGTCAGCTTCACCATTAAGTAAGGAACGATAAAGAATACCCCATTCCTCACCATAGGGATTAACCCCAACAGCTGAACCATTTCGTATCCTATTACTCATCATCCAACGAATAAAGTCACCAAAATACATTCTACAAGCTATTAGAAAAGCAAGATCAGTACCTGAAATCATCCTAGTACTGCCCTCTTCATATTTCTTAAGCTTGCGACGTTCATCTTTGAGGAAAGTCATAAAACAATGTTTATCACGTATACCCAATTTGGCCTTAGAAAGAATTTCATCTACTCTAATACGAAGTTCAACGCATGCTTCAGTCTTAAAATCGTATGGGCCTTCTTTACCAAAGAAGTCAGTTTTACCAGGACCTTTTGTATACATGCACAAAGGATATCCAGGGCTAGTCTGACGAGGTATACCCTCACAGAATTCTACTCCCGCAATCCCCTCACAAGCCTCTTCAAAGGTCCATGTTCTAGGTTCCCAAGGTTGAGGGGTGGTGGCAACATCATGAAGATGATGAATGTATTCATCAGCCACACATTCCAACAATTTAGAATTGTAAACACTAAATCCACCACCATAGCCTTCAAAAGCTTTCTTCATAGGATTAATAACTTCACCATCCTTCACAAACTCACGCATACGCGCTGGTCTAGTCTGGGGTTTACCCCACAGACCATGCACAGCACTTGGTATAATTTGAGTGGCTGTGACAGATCTAGGAGATGCAACTTCTTCCATTGCAACTTTATTGTCACTTTTCCTATCTGGCAGATCGTTATCTGGCAAGGGCACACTGATAAGCATCTGAGCCTCCAACTCAGGAACTTCACCTAAATCTGGTACTATAGCAGTAGTCATCTCGTCAAGTTTACTTAACGCCATATTAACGCTGGTAGCACTCATAAATATAGAAACCCCATGTCCTGCTCCAGAACCAGCTACATGAATACCCAAAATAGCTGGTTTACTACTCTTTGGGTTATGGCTATAACAAACAGCACCACAATCACCTGTGGCTGTTCTAATCCTGTACTCAATACAGCAATCTACCATATATCCACTGTAACCAACATGTCCAAAATTTCCTTTGGACACTAAAGCCACAGGACCTGAAGGTTTAGCTATATTTAATAATACATTGAAATTATATTTAAACATTGGATCATTTGCTTCAACAAAATAATCAGTAAGATCACAGTGAGAATGTAACATATTAAATCTAACGTAAGCAACATCTTCAATAGTGGATCCCTCACGACCATAAACAGTACACACACTTAATGAATTGGGCTTAAATTCATACAAAGTGGATGAATTTGGTTTCATTAATTGTATACAATTACTAGGTTGTTCAGGATCACTATAAAAACCAGCGTCAACCAAACGCATCATTGAATCAACAAAATGCATTGGCATAACAGCCACATTATGTTTAATAAACAAAACACTACCACACCAATCCCGATCATGATTCATCCTGATCATATAAGTGTTCTTCTTGAACACTTTATGAGCAAATTGAGACAACCCAGTAGTAGTACTGGGTATATCATGAGCTTGAGGTTGAGTGTGTCCTTGAGTTACATAAGTGAAATTACTATATTGATATTTAGGCCTAATAGGCTCTTTTTGTTTAATGTAACTATGTCGTGAATAACTTTGAGGATGAATCTTATTATAAATCTTAGAAATAATAGATATAACAGGAACTAAGACTGAAACAGCACCAATGATGCTAGCTAAAACAGGGTGACTGCGAATAAATTTCCCAGCCTTATCACTCCATGTAACCTTACCGTCAACTAAATCTTGAATTTCAGTACTTTCTGCAATATGCTTAGTTACAGCAGCACTAATATAATTGCAGTTTAATAAAACCCAAGAATGTAAATCTCTAGATGGATGTAGATCCATAGTTATTGCCTTTGCAACATTAGGACTGACATTGTGTATTCTAACTATGGCTAAAGCTAAAACTTGGCGATTAATTTTAAGAACCATATCATCACTTAAGTCAGATTCAGCTAAGTCGAAACCACACAAATCTATGTATTGGTCGGTATCAACCATTGTATTGCCCAAAATGATATCAGTCATTTGTGGGAAATATTCAGGTGAAGTTAACTCGCCAACATAATGTTTCCAACGCTTATGAATTCTAGCACTAACATCCCCTATCAATCCTTGAGGTTTAAATTCTTCAAGTTTGAGAACATCTGGCTTAACTTCACGTAAGAGTCTACCCCGAACAATAGCTTCTTTCATATTATTAAGTGCAGCGTCTTCCCTAATTTGATTAAACTTAAACATTTTAACTGTAAGATCCATTAATTGTCTATAAGAGATACCTTGATTAACATCAAGAAACGCTCCTTTCAAGAAATCATATCGAAAAAATTCATGGACATTCTCATCAAAAGTACCAATACACTTACTAGCGTCCAATCTACGTTTACAAATCTCCACATCAGGATCAAAACAATACTCCTTACGTGGAGCTAACCAATAGGCAATCTTAAATCGTCGGACCACAGCTTCAGGCAAAGTAACTCCCAAGGAGTGATCAAAATGGGTAACATTGGTTGTAGCAAACACCAATTGATGTTGGTAATTAGTAGAACCTTTATCAGTTAAAGCTGCCATAGTTAGAGGAAAATTTATAGAATTAACTCCACGAATAACTTCCATCATTTCATTTTGCTTAGTCAATAAAGGACCAGGAGTTTGGCCAAAATCATCATAAACCAAACAAAATTGACCATGATCAGCATCCCAAAATTCATTCTCCCACACTCGATTGAGAATGTAGTCGTTTGAATTGTTTTCAAAGTTAGGTAAACTTTTCTCATCTATAACTCTAGCTATAAGTTCATGTAGAAAGGGGATAGAAGAATAACTTTTACCAACTCCCGTAGCTCCACCAATCATGATCCCTAAAGGAGTACGTCTAGGTCCATTATGGACAACATTGTTTGCCTTACACTTATCAAGAAGAGGTTGTAATTTAGTCAATACCATCCTCAGAGCATTACGACGAGCAGTGCTATTTGGGGGCGTATCAGCTAATAAATGTTCACCTTCTTTCTTGAGTTGAGCCACTCTAATAAAGAAATCATAATTAACTGTGATACCTTCATCAAACTCATTAATCAAAACAGCAATACGTTTTGAATAATCTAAAATATCACCATCAGTTATGGTAACTAAATCAAAGGCTCGTGTGCCAACATTAACCGTCATCCAATCTAAATATTTTTGCAAGTTTTGCATAAACCAGTTGACAAAATCTCCAACTCCTTTTTGAGAACGATCAAAAGATCCAATATCTCGAAACATACTAGACCAATTTGAGTTTTCATAAGAAGTCTTAAATACTTTTGCAAAAAGAAAAGTAAATAAACCATTAGTTATAGGATCAACTAAATTATCACAAGATCCTTGCTCCTCAAATTTAACACGTTGAGCAAATGGTTGATTATCATCTAAGTAAATATCATCTCGATCATCAAACGCTTCTTTGGTATTGGAAAGTCTATCAGAAATGAAAGCTATAATAGCTTCAACAGTTCTAAGTGAATTAATAAAATGGAATTGGATAAAA